AAACCTAACCCAGGTAAAAATTTAAAGTGGGTAAAATACGGAATCTTAGTTTTAGTCGGATCTCCAATTTCATAATTTCTTCTAATAGATAAAACCATTCGTGTAGCTAATTCTATTGTTACGATGTATGGAATTTTTATTCCTGAAGGCTCACCTGTTTGTTGATCTTGATCTTCAAAACCTTCTAGATCTAAATTAACATGACATTCTAATATTGTATAAATATCTTCGTCTTGAGATTTTCTTTGTCCTTCAAGTTCTCTTTCTTTTTTCTCTACATCGTTTTCTTCATAACCTGGTGTACCAAGTTCTATGTCTCTATAGAAACCTGCAACCTGTTGTTTTCGTAAATCGTTTTTAGAAACTTTTAACCGGTGAATGACTGCCTCCGCATCTTCTAATGAGGTAGCTGAGTACGGGACAATCAAATCATCTGCCGGTACAAACTTTGATACTGCTCTTTTTTCAAGTTCATCGTAATAAACTTTTTTAAACGCTGAACCTGCGAGAGGGAGATAAAAGAGCAAAGAATCAAAGTCGGGCTCATAGTCTTTCATTTTTTCCATGAGCTCGTAATTCATGTAATCTTTGACACGTTCTGCTTGTTGTGCTTTTTCTTGATTAGGTGCACCAACGACTTGTGTTCTAACTGGTCCGTTGGCTGGTAATAATTCTTTGTAGGCTAAAGCTTGAAACTGTGTAACTGCTTCTGCAAGAACTGGGTGCGTTGCACCACTTGCTCCTTGAAACGGTTCTGTTCGCATATCGTATTTAAATCCTAAAAGATCTAAACCTTTTGTGTATGATTGTTCCCAATCTTTTCTTGATGCGTTATACTCGTTATACTTACCGGTAAGGTCACTTCCTAATTCGTTTAATATGTCGTCTGGTAAAAATTCTGCTAAGTTTGCGTAGTGCTCGTCACCACCTTCTGGTGATGCTGCGTTAGGATCAAAATCTATTTCTACTGATCCATCTTCCTGTTCTTCTATCTCAACTGGTCCTGGTGCTTGTTCCTGTGCTTCAACAGAAGTTTCTACTGCTTCACTAATTTCTTCTTCACCCGGTACTTGAACCGAGCCCCTTGGACCTTGAGTTAGGGACTTGTCTATTTTGTCTGCCATTTTTTATTTTCTCCAACTTGACTGTTTTAACAGTATTATAATTAATATTCAACCCTTGAGGCGTGGGTCCTGACTCAGGCGGCAGGAGCCAGGTTTTAGGGTACGAATTCTTCTGTTTCATCTTCTACACCTTTAGCTTGATTAATAGTTTCTTTAAATCTAGATGGAATACTTTCTAGCATAGATTTAAGACCTTCTTGTCTTGCTGCTGCTTTTGCTAACATTTCTTCAGCATCATTGTAGCTTGCAATTTCTCTAAGAGCTATGGGTATGTTAACAGCTTTACCTAAATAAGGATCTTTTAAAAGATAAGAGCCTGCACTTGCAGCTGCGTCTGCTACTGGAGCGCCACCTAACATTGCTAATGCAAAATCTACAGGGGCTAACGCTACTGCGCCTCCAGGTATTTTACTTGTTAAAAACTTAGAGGAATCCATCTTGCTTTTAAGATCAGAAGCTCCAGATTTTATTCTTTCACCAAATCCTTCAAATAATTTTCTTGTTTTAGTTGCTTCAGGTTCAGGTGCTTGATCAGCTGTAGTTACGCCCTTTATTTTTAATAGTTCTTCTATTTTTGGATTTCTAACATTTAAAAATTTATTTAGTTTTTCTCGTCCAGTAGATTCATCGATTAAACCTGCATCAATTGCCTCTTTCAAAGTTTGTTCAGCTAGGTTAGCTTTAATGGTTAAATCATCTATGCTTCCTGTTTTAATATTACCTAAATCTTTATCTACTAAACCTATACCAAGTTGTCTAAAAACATTGTCTCCTCTTTTTACATTTAAATTAATAGGATCTATAGTAATTGGATTAACTCTACCTTTTAATAAAGGATATTGCTTAACTGTCTTATCTATAAATTTTTGTATGTCTTCATTCGATTTTATAATTTTATTTTGTAAATCTGCCGGAACTTCTTTACCGGCATTAATAAATTTTTGAGCTTGTTTGTATAATTTTTTTTGTGCCGGATAAAATTTTTTATCTAATGCGCTTTCCAAAGTTTTTACTCCTCCTTGATATTTTGTAATACCAAATTGATTTGCTTTATAAAATTGAGGGTTTAAATCTTCAGGTTTTAATCTTTGCTTTAATGCTTTTAATTGTGTCATACTAGATTGATGACCCATGTCGATTGGATCATACCTTCCACCTTTAACTTTGTCTAAACCTAATTGTTTTTGAACTTCTTTTTTAAACTCATAAAGTTCTTTTTCGTAATCTTTACCACCTAAAATATCTATCTTCTTTCTTCTTTTTTTACCAATTTTAGCTTTTTTTACTGCCTCTGGAGCAGGGTCAAAATCTCCTAATCTTTCCTCAGATGCTTCTCCTACTGCTAATCTTTCTATTTCACCTTTATCTGCCATGTCTGATAAAATAATACCTAGTCTACTTTTAGATGTAGTAAGAGGTAGATCTGGAAAAACTAATTTTGCAAGGTTATCTTGTTTTAATATTCTGTAATTTTCTTTTATTATTTTTTTTATGTTAGGATCTGTATAATAATCTGCTTTACTTTTTTGAGATCTAGCGTCTAAAAAAGTTAAATCTTTAAATGGTGTCTCTTTTTTTACTCTGTCTATTGAAGTTACAAGACTTCTATCTGTATCAAATAAATTTTTGTCAGCTAATTTTCTCACATCGTCATTAGAAAAAGAAGTTTTACCTTCTGCTATAAATTGATTTAATATTCTTCTAATTTCAGCTGCTTGTCCTGTTTCTACTTGAAAACCAAGTGGTCGCCCTTTAGCTTCTTTACCTGTTGCTTTTGGAAGATTTTTTACAGAATCTCTGAATTCAGTAGCTGCTTTTAAAGCTTTTTCTTTTCCTCCATAATCCTCAAATTTAAAACTCTTATAATAATTTTTACCACCTCTGTTTAATGTAACTTCAAAAGTATTAGCTCCTGTTGATGATTGTCTAATATTAGGTCCATACAATTCAGAAAAACCCTCTCTTGATCCTAGATCTTTGCCTTCAAAAGCGCCACCCCCTATAGCAAAATCTTCACGCTTCACAGTTCCTGTGCCTTCAATAATCACATCACGTAATCTCTGTTTCTGTGCTCTGTCTTGAACTTCAAATTTTAAATTTTGTACAACTTTGATTGCTTCATCTACAGTAAACGTGCCATCGTTGAGTCCTTGTTTCGTAAATTTATTTAATGCAGATTTTATATCCTCTAAGGGTATTGCTCTATTATTTAAAGCTAAGATGTATATCTCAGCTTTGTCTTTAAACTTGTCTATTGTAAAAAGATCTGGACCTTTTGTAGTTGTATCTACCTGCATAGATTTTGGTGGCTCTACAATATCTTCTGAGCCATCTGCTAAATGCACACGGCCACCTGTTGCAAAAGGCACGCCATCTTGATCAAGATTTTTCATTAATCTTTTTAATTCTATTATTAATTCTTTAGGATCTTTTGGTGCTCCAACACCTGTATATTTTTCGTATAATATTTTTAACTGAGGACCAGTCATCCCTGAAAAATCTACTTCAGCTAATAAATTTTCTGCAGATTCTTTTGATTTTAATTTTTGGGCAATTGTAGGTGATTCGATGTACGAAGTTATCGCCTTCCCGTAATCAGCGATTTTCATGTTAAGCTCCTAGTATTCCGGCTAATCCTCCACGGGCTAAATCTACTGAAGCTTGTCCTCTTTCTAATCTTAAAAAATCATCTATCTCCATGATAGGCATTCCAGGTTTTTGCTCATTCATGTCGTACTTGTAATTTTCATACATTTCAATTTCTTCGGGATCATATTTACCTGGCTCGTATGCAGCCAACATTACATTTTCTCTGTTGGATTTAGCTCCACCACCAGACATCATTTCTTGCATGTAAAATTCTTTTATCTCTTCTAGAGATCTTGGTCTTCTACCATTTCTTTTAATAAATTCTTTGACGACTTCTTCGATTCTAATATCCATGTCGCCTGATGCCAGTTGCATGACGCCTTCTTTTTCCATAGGTTTACTTCCTTTACGTAAAATCTTTTCAAGATCGCCTATCGGATCCATTTCGATTTCTTTAATTTTTATATTATTCCTTTTAATGTAGTCCGTCAAGGACTCTCCTGGCTCGACTCCTACACCAGAGTTATAAGAATCAATCACATCTTCGTAAGTCTCAAATTCTTCCATTAGTAATACGTCCTTTGTTTTTGAACTATAGGTTCATCTATATAGTCTTCAGGGTGAGAAATCAACCCACCTTGTCTAAATCTCATTAACGCTTGGGTCATAGAATCGACTAAGTCGTCATGATCTCCGTAAGGAAAAGCAGCACATTCTTCAATTACTTCCTGTGCAAATTCCATTTCTTTGGG